TAGACTCAATTTGTAAGCCTGTGTAACCAGCTTGTCGGTAAGTAGTATCTGGGCGTGGGTTACGGATAGCCTGCGGATCATTTACCGGATACATACCCAACTGCAACTGCGGCTGATCTGGTTCCCAACATGTAGGGCAGACAAGAAGATTTACGTTCTTTGTCTTAATAACAATGCTTTTAAGCTGTTTTAGCTTATAACGGAAACCACACCTATCGCACTGCGATATGGCCCATTTACCAGAGGCAAACTTGGTAGGCATTAATAGAACATCTCACGCGGCGCTAACCGCAGAGAAGCCTTCTCACGGTCTTCAGACGATGCCAACGCCCACTGCTCTTCATACGACATCTTGAGCATTTCTAACCTTGGGAGCGCCTCAGGAATCTTCATCGACAGGTAATAAGCCAGCCCAGCTACCAAGCAAGGCAACAGACGGAACGGAATGTCCTGAGTGTTTACCCCGTTGCCTGCGTCCTGTATACGACGCAGCCTCCAGTAAACATAGGTGTAGAAGTTACTCTGGTCTGGCGCAGGCCAGACATTAATATTCGGTGGGTTCACCCCAGTGGAGGGGTTAGTCGTATTAGGCTGGTTGCCGTTTATGGGGTATGTAGCACCAGACTGCCGGTTAATCCAGACCTGAATGGGTCGGCCTTGCGCGTTCTTGTTCGGTATCGTGGCGTAGGTAGAAACGCTAATACGGCTGATGTTGATGTCAGTCTGCTCAGCGCCTGTCTGAGTCCGTATTACGCTATCCAAAAGGTCAATAGTGTCTACAGGTAGAGCATAGGTAATCTGCCCCTGCACCATCGGAATCGACCCCTGCTCAATAGTCCAGAGGTTAATACCACGGTTAGCCCACTCAATAGTCAGCAGGTTCAGAGATCTACGCGCTGTACGGAACTCATAGCCCGTGCGTAGCTCTAAGCCACAACGCTCAAAGGCTTCTTCGATAATCTCGTTGAAGTCTAGGTTGAAACTATTGGTGCCTGAAGTGGTCACTTCATTCCTCTCAAGGTCTTAGCCAGACGCGCTCTCTGCCCTAGCTTACCCGGTGCTTTTGTAGCTCGGTCCAGCATCTTAGCGGGGATCTTTTTCTTACCCTTGATGCCAAGCTGCTCACGCAGTGCGCCAGGCTTCTTAATAGCCTTCTGGATCCAACCACCCTTGGCTTTTTTCTCGGTCTTCTCAGGTACTTGGTACTTCTTAGCCTTGTAATGCTCTTCCTGAGTAATACCAACAGCATCTCCAGCCCGGCTTATCACACGGGAAGCCTTTGTCATGGCGTTGTCTGGTAGCGAATCTAACCACTTGGTACGGCTAGAACGCTTATCTTCTGTTTTCTTTTCTTCAGCCATTATCGGAACCTCGCTGTCTTCTTTGCAATTCCTGCTGGTTGTTTAACGAATTGTTTTCCAGAAGCTTTGCCAGCTCTTTTCGCTCTTGTCGTCGCTGCATACTCAGCTGGAGATAGTGCGTTGATCGCTGACGTTGGGAGGTAACGCTCGCCAGTAACGGAAGACGGTTTCCCACTCTTAGTTCTCCACTTTTGTGCTGTCCAGTCTTTCAAGCTCTGCTGCGGCTTCTTTAGCGGCATCTCGCTCAGTCCTTTTTCTCATCCGGTAAACTTCCGCAGCTCTTAAAACCCACGAAAACACATTTCCGTCTCTCTTCGGGTCGTACACCGGTGCCCGAATCACTTATATCCACCCCCCTTAGCTTTGTACTGCTTAGCCAAGAGTTGTGCTTTTCTTGCTGACCATTGACCCGCAGCAGTCCCTTGAGTGGCGGAGCCTTTAATCTTTTCAAAAAGACTCTTACGCATTCCCGGCTTCGTATAAGTGCCTGCTTCATTGACACGAGATTTAACCTTTCCGCCTTCAGCATACTGCGTGAAAGAATTAGGGTTATCCCTACGAGTGGCTTTTTTAGCCTTGGGCATTTTAGATGGGCGAATATCACCCATCCCGCGTGAAGGTCTCATTTAGCACTTCCCGCCGCCAGCCATCTTGGTCTTGGGCATACCGCCGTTCATCATCTTGACCATCTTGCCTTTGGTTTTGCCCTTAGAAGCCACACCGTCACGGCTAGGAGCAGCAGTCTTAACAGCGCCCATTTTGGTAGCGCCCATGCCAGTCATCTTTTTCATACCATTTTTCCTTTCGTTTTACCCTTCGTTGCACAACCATCAGCACGTCTAGATGCTGATACGGAACCACCAGACTTATAGCTAGTACGCTCTGGAACTCTCAAACCACGTACAAGACGGCGCGCCTTATCCAAAGGAGACCCTTTTTCTGGGGCAGCATCAGGCTTGATATCAGCCTTTTTTTGTTCAGGTAGGCTTGCCCGTAAGTTACGTAGTTTCTCTGCAGGGGTCATACGCTTAGGCGTAGCATCAGCTGCTTTAGAAGCCGTACCACGCTTAGCCAGACGTGATGTTTCATCGCCTGTATCAGTTACTTTAGGTGCGGCTGCTTTAGGTTTAGCCTTAGGCGCAGTAGCCTTAGGCGCAGTAGCCTTGGGCGCGGCTGGTTTGTTAGTACGAGCCACAAAATCTTTGATACTTTCAGTAGTACCAGGCTCATCACTCATCTGGCTACGCTCATACTCTTTCTTTTCACGCTCTTCAGCTTCTAAAAGATTTTTGGCGTCGTCAGAGTCTGCGTAACCGCCTTCAGAAAATTTACGCTTCTTCATACTTTCCTCTGCCCTAAGGCGTCAATTTTGTCTTCTAACCGTTTAAATCCGTTGTCAAAATGCTCACGGATCTTCTCTAGGTCTGCCCTGACTTCTGCACGGGTAATGTGGTCACGAGCAACTTCTTCACGCGTTCTGTTAAGCAGAATGCTGATGCGTTGAAGCTCATCGAACTTGCCCTTAAGCAACATACCCATCACCGCCACTATCGCACTGAGGGCGATATTCCAAAGCATCATCTCCATTTAGCACTTCCATGCACGTAGCGATTTATTGATGCGGCTATTAGGATCATTGGCAGTCTTAGCAGAGGTGAGCTTCTTCTTCATGCCTTTCATCCTGGCGCAAAACGAGTCACGCCGTTTACCGCCTTCTGGCTGCGGAGCTTTTAACCCCGGCTTACCTGGATTAGCAGCGTTATAGGAAGCACGCCCCTTGGCGTTTAAACCGCCTTTGGGGTTCTTACCTTCTTTGCGCTGCCAAGCAGGGGTCTTAGCCATAGATCAATGTCATCGAGGTTGTGTTGGTCACAGTCCCGTGCAGTCCAGACTCACAAAGGATTCCTTCACCAGGCATAGGGATGATCGTATAACCAGCAGTTGTACTAGCAGCCGTGTTAATAGTGGCTAGAATCTTTCCACTAGCACCGCCTTCACGGATAACAACAGAACCAGCACTACCGCCATTAACAGCGTAAATAGTCTTAATCCGCGCCCGTTGAATGGCATTGTTATTCTGGTCTAGAAAGTTACCCGTAGACTCTAGCGGCTTAGTCGCTAGTACGTCATATTGCATAGTAGGCATTTGAGCCTCCTATTACGATGCGGAAATAGCAGCGAGAGTATCTACGCGGAGCCAGTTGGTGCCGTTATAGAAAGCGAGAACGGGCTGACCAGCAGCGCCATTGCTAAAGTAAGCGACAGAGCCAGTAGTAGCTGTGGGGGCCGTAGCGACGGTATAGACACCCAGGTTTACTGGGCCGGAGAACGAGGTTTGAGCCATGTTTGGCTTCCTTTCGTGTAGTAGCACATCCTCATATCGTCTCTACTAAGTCAGCCAAGCCTGTCGATATGAGTAAAAAATCTTGGACTAGAAACAACAGTACAGCAAAAAGAAAGGGGGCACAAGCCCCCTTTCTACCCAGATTAAGCGCCGGGCGAGCCGAACATACCAAGCGGATCAGACCAACCGAACGAATAACGCTCACGGGCTTTGTAACGAACGTTGCCAGTGTCGAAATCGCCGTCCATGGACTGAGCCAGCGGGGTACGAACAAAGTGCTTCATACCATTGGGCACATCGGTCGTCAGGAACCATGCGTCGGTATCCGTCAACCAGTGATTAATGGCATAGCCCTCGGGGATCGAGCCGTTATTCTTCAGCGCGTTGATGTCGTTGTCAGCCGTAGCCACGCGGAGTTCAGTATCCAACAGGCGGGTTGCAACGAACTGCAATGACGGAGGAATAATCAGCTTGCGGGGGCGAGCAGCGATCAAGAGACCACGCTCATCTGTCCATGCGGCGATCTGAATAACAGCGGCTTCAAGAGAAGTCTCGTTAAGATCAGCCGGGGTAGCAGGCTCGTTAGAGTTGACGCCACCGGACACAAGGGGGTGATCCGTTGCAAACAAGGGCTTACCGTCACCACCGGGGTAGGCAGTGTCAAAGCCATTGTTAAGGATAGCCGCAGCCTTAACTTGCTTGGTGTAAGCCATAGCGCGAGCCAAAGACTTGGTATAGCGCGAAGACAGGGAGTCATAGAGGTTGTCCTCAATAGCCTCTTCCGTCAGCGAGAAACCAAGAGCAATCGTCTCGTGCGTATAGCGTGCCGTCCAAGCCTCTTGCGCGTTATCGTAGGCAATTGCACTGCCTTCGTTCTTCACCGGTGCGGCGGAGAAGCCAGACAGTTTGGTTTCCTCTTCAAACGAACGCTCGGAGGTCTCGGTCTCGTAAATCTCCTTATGCTCTTCGCCGTAGCGTGCATATTCCATACCGAACAGAGCGTTCAGACCAGGAAGGAGTTCTTTAAGTAGTTGTGCGCGTGAAATAGCCATTTAAGTTTCTCCTTAGACGCCAACGGGGTTGAGATATTGGTGTCCGCCGGTCACAACGCTAGTGGTAGTAACGCCACCGTCAGAGGTCGAAACCACGTACGGAGCATTCCACTTAACAATTGCCTCTTGATACACGACATTACCGCCAGACACGTACGAAGTCTCAGGAACGAGATCAATAATACGAATCGGGAGGGAAGCCGTAGTAGCAACGGTGTCGTCAATAGCCACACCAGAGTTACCAGTGGTCGTATTACCGGGGTTCTGAACCAGAGCAGCGTTGTTGCCAACAACCGTACGCTGGACAGTACCGATAGTCGTACCGGAAGAAACGATAGCTACTTTATACAGCGCATCAGGATCATCCTG